TTACAAAGGAGATTTCAAATGGCCTTTCAAATTTCTCCAGGAGTTAATGTTAGTGAGATTGATCTCACCGCTATTGTTCCTGCAGTACAGACGACTTCTGGCGGCTTTGCTGGTCAGTTTCGTTGGGGTCCTATTGAACAACGTGTGTTAGTTAGTAACGAAGCTCAGCTTGTTAGTCAGTTTCAAAAACCTAACGGTACATTTTTCAAGGATTTTTTCACGGCGGCCAACTTTTTGTCGTACACCGACACACTGTTTACTGTCAGAATTAACAACACTGGTGCACTTAACGCCATTACAACAGCTGGTACACCAGTACTAATTAAAAACGAAGAAGACTATGATGCTAACTACTCATCAGGCACTTCAGGTGTAGGTAACTTTATAGCTAAGTATGCAGGCAGTTTGGGTAACTCATTAAAGTACTCAATTTGTCCTAGTGCTGAGGCTTTTGAGTCGACTCTTACTGGAACATATACGGTAGTAAACGGCAACACCGGCGCAGTATTTTCTGCTAACCAGGCTTCCGTTATTTCCGTTGGTGATTCTTTGCAGCTTGGACCAGATAAAGACCTATACAAGGTTAGCGCTGTAGCTGCTGATGGATTATCAGTTACTCTCGAGACAGCGTATGCTGGTAACACTGTTAACGGTGGTACGGCTTTAAACCGCCGTTGGGAATTTTACAACAACGTCGAACGTGCTCCAGGCACATCTGCGTGGGCAACTACTCGTGGTGGTTCTAACGACGAAATGCATATTGTTGTAATTGATGAGGACGGAGATTGGACTAACGTCAAAAATCAAGTGGTAGAAGTTTGGCAAAATGTTTCTAAGGCAAGCGATGCTAAGAAGGCAGATGGATCAGGTAACTACTACGTTGATGTTATTAACCGCTCTTCAAGCTATATGTGGTGGGCTGCTCATTCGCTGGGCCTCACTAACGCCGGTAGCGCAGCATCAGGCACGACGTTTGGCGGAGGCAGTACTCCAGTAGGCGAATCGTTTCTTCTGGGCGCTGATGGATCTGCTGGTACAGCGGGAGAGTACCAAAGAGCATACGATTTGTTTAAATCAGCTGAAGACGTAGATGTGTCAATCATTTTAGGCGGCTCATCTGTAACAGCCACCGCTGTACACTTGATTAACAACATTGCTGAGTACCGTAAAGATTGTATTGTATGTCTGTCTCCAGAGCAAGCAGACGTAGTAAACAACACGTCTTACGTAGGTGCAGAGGTAGATGATTCGGTAACATTCCGAAACACTCTCCCGTCTTCTTCTTACGCAGTTCTCGACAGCGGTTACAAGTATCAGTACGATAAGTACAACGATGTTTATCGTTGGGTGCCACTTAACGGTGATACTGCAGGTACGATGGCCCGCACGGATCAAGTTCGAGACCCATGGTATTCGCCAGCTGGTTTAACTCGCGGTCGTATCAAGAACGTAGTAAAGCTAGCGTTTAACCCTAATAAGACTGCTAGAGATCAGCTGTACAAGAATGGTATTAACCCAGTGGTCACGTTCCCTGGCGAAGGTACGATCTTGTTTGGTGACAAAACTCTGCTAGCATCTCCTAGTGCCTTTGACAGAATTAATGTTCGTAGATTGTTCATTGTTCTAGAAAAAGCAATCGCGATTGCCGCACGACAGAGCTTGTTTGAGTTTAACGACCCATTTACTAGGTCTCAGTTTGTAAGTTTGGTCGAGCCATTCTTGCGAGACGTACAAGGCCGACGGGGTATCACTGATTTCCGAGTAGTTTGTGACGAAACAAACAACACTCCAGAAATTATTGATCGAAATGAGTTTGTTGGAGATATATACATTAAGCCAGCCCGTTCGATTAACTTCATTCAGCTCAACTTTGTTGCGGTAAGAACCGGCGTAGAGTTTGATGAAGTCGTAGGTCAGTTCGGTTAATAAAAGGAGAATAAGAAATGGCATTTAACGTAAATGCGTTTAAAGGCGAACTTTCTGGGGGAGGGGCACGTCCCTCCCTTTTTGAAGTTTCCATTACGGGACAGGGTGTACCAGATACACGCTTCCACGCACGAGCTTCTTCAATTCCTCAATCAACTTTAGGAACAATCATTGTTCCTTACTTTGGTCGTCAGATTAAGATGCACGGTAACCGAACTTTCGAGGACTGGTCCGTTACCATCTTGAACGATGAGGACTTTGCAATTCGTAACGCGTTGGAAACCTGGAGTCATCAAATTAACTCACACTCCGGCAACCTTAACAACCTAGGTGGTTCAAAGAGTGCTTACGAG